AGGTGTGAGAGAATCCATCTTGGGTTGGTGTCTATTTTTTATTCAAATCAATTTTTTAATAATTTGATTAAAACGAAAACTGAAAAAATCTCAACAGAGAGTATATGTTTTGGAAAAAAAACAACAACGACGATTATAGCACTCCTGTTGAATATTTATCTATTATAGATAAATTCATACCACAAGGTTCAAATATTTGCGACCCCTTCTATAATGATGGATTAGTTATTCAAGAATGGAAAAAATTAAAACGAGACATAATCCATGTCAATGCCGATTTTTTCAAAACTGAATATAATTGTGATTTATTTGTCTCAAATCCTCCATTTACAATAATAAATAAAATTCTACAGAAACTATTTGAAATAGATAAACCATTTTGTTTATTGATGCCTATACAAAAAACATGTCAACTGAAAGTTCAAAAAATACTGAAAAATAAAAATATTCAAATAGTGATTTGTAATATCTATATTGGATTTTTAAAAAATGGAGAAAGAACTCGTTGTCCTTCACAATATTTTTCTTGGGTTTGTTATAAAATGAATTTACCGAGAGATTTAAATTATGTTTAATAAAAAGGCAAACTGAAAAAATCGCAACAGAGATTTATAAATTACTTATCGTAATTTTTTTTTTTCAATTTTATAAAAAGTAATCAAAAATTGATTTGAAAAAATAATAGTCAACAACCACATCTAAATCAATCATGTCTACTAAAATGAACTCCAAAATCACATTTGAAATCGGTATTGACGAACTCACTCGGCGTGTCAAAGAGCAGAGTAGATTGAGTGGCAAAAAGGTTGAAAAAGTTGTTGAAAATGTCTTGTGCCTTATTGATTTTGATATGTTCTTGTCACAAGAAATCGAACACTTTTCTGAGGAAGTTGAAGACGAATCAAGTGAAGAAGAAGATTGTGCTGAATGTTGTCGTTGTGGAGAAGACGTTTCCAATGACGAAGGACAAGGTAAACAAGTTGATGGTGAATATTGGTGTGTGGATTGTCTGGAAGATGCTCACCAATGCGAGTTATGTAAGAAACATGTTCAAGAAACTGAATATCTACCAAGCAAAGAAGATGAAGAAAAGCAACAAATACTTGGTAATGACTACTGCCTTGAATGCTACAAGAAGGTTGAAAAGTTTGAGTTTGTTGAGAACATAGATTTGGATAAATAATTTGGAACAGAGATTTATTAAATTACTTATCGTATTTTTTTTTTTCGTATATTAAAGATAATCCATATTATCATTCATGTATATCTCACCACAACAAAAATATAGAATGAAGAACCGACAAAAAAATATTGAAGCATGTAAAGAGCGTAGACTTAGACTACTTGGAACGTTGATTGAACCTGAATCTTTTAAGATTACATATATTCCTGAAGGTATAAATCCGTTTGTCTCAATCCCAAAAAAATAATCTTTAGATATATAAATGTATAAACATCAACTAAGATATTACCAAGAGAACAAAGATGCTTTAAGAATCAAAGCACGAAATGCTTACCACGCCAAGAAACGTAAAGGCACATTCTTTAGTGTCCGTCATTATGAAGATGGCGTTAATCCTTTTTCTAATAATAATATACATGGAATGGGGACATCACATAGACTCACTACTGAATAAAATTAGATTAAATTGTGTACAACTGACCAACAGACATATCAAAAATCACTTATACTATAAAGGTGCAAGTTCTTATTTTGAAATACCTACTATTATACTATCCGTATTTGCTGGATCATTCGCAGTTGGTTCAGACCCATTTTTAGACCAAGAACTAATTAGTGTGACTAATTGTGTCATCTCTATGATTATTACAATTCTAACATCAGTCAAACTTTATATGAAAATCGCAGAATCGGCATCAGCAGAACAAGAACTCGCCATTTCATTTAAGTCTATTGCTTTAGACATTTTCAAAACATTATCTCTTCCTGAAGAAAAACGTGGGATTGATGGTATGACTTATTTAAATAAGGTTTATAGTAAATACATCAACCTTGTGGAGAACTCTGCTGTATTGAACCCCATGAATAAAAAAGACCAGTTGTTAGTTATAGACCCAAGCATGTTAAGGAATGATGATGATTCAATTTCAAGTGGCGAAACACCTGAACCAAGAAATCCATTATCTATTGACGAAGAAACTATTTAGTAAAAAATCTAATATTTTCATAATATAATGACTAAACTATTTGAATGTAATATATGTTATGAAAATAAACGCTCAGTCGTAAGATGCTTTCATAAATGCTCAGCAGTTGTTTGTCGGTGTTGTTTTAAAAAACTTATCCAATTGAATGAAGTGAATGAAGTGTCGTATTGTTGTCCTGTTTGCCGTGAAGAATCTATTAGACATAAAAATAAAAAGTTTACCTTATATTGCAACAAAGCACAAGACGTTTTAAAAAAGATTGTCTCATTATTAGAGAATCATATTAAATTAGAAAAAGAACATAATTTAGGCACAGCATGGACTAACTTTCAAGCAAGTATTATGGACCATGACACAGATGATGATGTTGATATTATACAGATTAATCCAACCACGAATCAATTATTTAGAATGATAGATCAAGACCAAATGCCTTTACATTTACAAGACCTATTTTCACCAAGGAGATTATTAAGTCGTAGTAATTCTTTATAATTAAAATAATTTATTTTGTCTCGTTAATATATAAATGGAAATGATTATTAAATTAAATGAAGATGGAACTTATAAATTTATAATGAATGAAAAAAATATAACTGAGACAAATGAAAAAGTAATTGAAGAACCTGTTATTAAACGTGGTAGAGGAAGACCAAGGGTACACCCTGTGAAAGACCCAACTCTACCACGCCGTCCTGTTGGAAGACCGAGGAAGATAAAAATTAATCTATGAAAGATACTTAAAGGAATCATATAAGATTATATAAGATGCCTAAACAAGTTATGAACTATCAAAATAATATCATCTATAAAATCCAACACAAAACCATAGATGAACTTATTTATATTGGTTCAACAACTAACTTTACTAAACGGAAAAATCATCATAAACATAGTTGTAATAATGAAAAGGGGGTCGCATATAACGAAAAGAAATATGTAATGATTCGTGAAAATGGTGGTTGGGATATGTTTGATATGGTTTTAGTGAAAAAGTATCCATGTAATGATGCTTTAGAAGCATACGCAGAAGAAGAACGTATTAGACGAGAGTTGAATGCGAATATGAATTCTATTCGTTGTTTTGCAACACAAGAAGAACTTAAACAAAATAAAATAAAATATCGTGAATTACACAAAGAACACTATAAAGTTACTTCTAAAAAATATTATGAAACACACAAAGAAGAACTTAAAAAATATTATGAATCACACAAAGAACAAAAAAAAGTTAATGCTAAAAAATATCAGGAAACTCATGTAGAAGAAATTGCTTTAAAAAAAAAACAATATCGTGAAAAAAACAACCAAAAAGTTGAATGTGAATGTGGATGCTTCATATCAAATTTAAATATATCAACGCACAAAAAAACACCCAAACATCAAAAGTTATTATCGGCAAAACTACTTAAATAAATAATATCCATATAATATATATGGAATCATTCAAATCATATTTAGAGCAACAGAAACTGGCGACAACCACAATTAAGAACCACATTCGCAACTTATCAAAATTAGATATTAAACTTTTAGAAGGACCTGAGAAAGATTTAGCAAAATACATCAAAGCAAACTACGATGTGGGTTCAGGTCAGAAGACGATTACGACTTCTGTAGCGAAATACAGAGGATATAAAGAATTACCTAAATCAGAAATCAGCGAATTATTGAAAAAAACAAATAATGACTCTACACAAATCCAACAAAAAAATAATGATGAGTTGGAGATTCCTGACATCAAAAATGTTAAATCGTTAATGAACCTTTACCTCAAACAAGGCATGTGGAAACAATATGTTGTTATGTATCTATTATTACACCTTCAAACAAGGAACTTAGACTTAGTTGCGAAAATCACAGACAAACTTGAAGATGTAGATAATGAAACAAACTGGTTGTATGTACGGAAGTCCGACGTAGTGTTCTTTAGAAATAATTATAAAACGAAAGCAAAATATGGGTTAAAAAAAGACATCATCAAAGGCAAACGCTTTCACTTTGCTGTATCTCAACTCAAAGAACTTTTAAGACCAAATGAGAATCTATACCGAACTGTCATGAAAATTACTGGTCAAATCAACGAAACAACTATGATGAAGATGTCTGTGTGTAATAACAACAACGTAAAAGGCATCAAGAAAATATCCAAGAATCGTGGAACATCTATGCTTGAAATTGCGACGAATTATGATTGTACAAAAAGCAATTAAAGAAAAAACATAAAGTAAGATAATGAAAAAAGAATACAAATATATGATTGTTGCTAGAAACCTGAAAACAAAACTATCTGACAATTATTATCATAGTGTTCAAATACTTTGTAAAGAAGAATGCGACTCACGATTTCGTGTGGTTCATACCATGTCTTTTAATAAAGAAGACCCTGATGCATTACAAAAAGCAATTCAACATTTGTCTCAAATGTCTAAAACATATTTTTAACTTACTTAAAAAAATATTCAGTAATATATATAGAATGACTCACCCAAACAACTACGAATATGTAAAACGCTGGAGGTCAACCCATTATGAACTACATAAAAAACGCAACGTGGAATATACCATGAAGTGGTATTATTGGAAGAAAATATCCAAAGAATTTAGGGAAAAATTTGATGTAGAATTATTTTTATAAGAATCTTTAGGGGATTTTTATAAAATATTAATTTAATTAAAATAAAACTTAAAAATAAAATATTAGAGTAATATATAATGATATATTGCCTATATGAACAAGTTGAACGCACACGAGTTGAACAACTCATTGCTAAAAATGACTTTGATGATGATGTGAAAAAACAATTGAAGAACTATTTGAAAAAATTTGATAGAGTACAAAAAGCATTCCGTGTTGAATATGAAACACAAGGACTCGGTATCGGCAGGAGATATGCTAAGGGTTCTTTGTCATTACAGAATTTTAAAAAGGAAATTCGTGAAACACTCGTGTATGATACACACACAGATGTAGATATCGTGAATTGTCATGTCGTGCTACTATCTCAATATTGTGACAAACAAGGATTGAAATGTAAGTGTTTAGATGACTATGTATCCAATCGTAATGTTAGACTCCAAGAAATTATTGATACTTTTAAAACCACACGCAAAGTAGCGAAAGAACTTATTTTGATTATGATGTATGGTGGTATAGTCAATGAATATTGCTGTAATAATGGTTTTGATATTAATGTTCCTATGCCTAAATGGGTCAATGACCTCGAACAAGAACTTAAACTATTGACTGATCGTATATGTGCTATTGAAAATATTATTTTTAATGATGTCAAGAAACTCAAAAAAAAAGAATACAATAATAAAAAAACATCATGCTTATCGTATATTCTACAAGTAATTGAAGATAACATCATTAATAGTGCTTCCACTAAACTAAAGCAATTAGGATATTGTGTTGATACTCTATGCTTTGATGGAATGTTGGTTCGTGAAACAAATATGAACCGAGATGTGCTAGAAGAACTATCATCATATTGCTTTGAAACCACTGGATACAAAGTTGAGTTTGAGTTTAAACCTATGCAAAAGCACTATGATTTTGAACCTGAAACATATGACTTCACCAAACATGAGTTTGAAGAACTAGACGAATACAACCAAAAATATTGTGTTTCACTAGAGGGCGAAACATCAGAAGAAACATATCAATTGCGTAAAGCATACTTGGAACATTTCATTTGTAAAATCCAACAACCACAAATAATATATTTATATCAAAATGGTATACATAAACTGCCACAAATTATGAACAATAGTGAACTAAAAGAATTGTTAAAACCTATTCAAAGTGGTTATATGTCTCAAATGGGTGGACCTATTCCTTTTGCGGACAGATGGACAAGCGACCCATATCATAGGTTGTATCGCACTATGGACTTTATTCCATTCAATCAAGAAAAACCTATTGAAGATGATAATGTATTCAATCTTTTTGAAGGGTTCAATCCTGATATATATGGTCCGGAAATGGATAAAGAAACTATCACAAAAAAGATAACACCTTATCTAGATTTAGTCCAAGAGTTATGCGGAGGAAATGATGAACATGCTATGTATTATCATCGTTTTATTGCCCAAATATTTCAAGATCCTAATCATAAAGTCCCTATTTGTGTTATATTTAAAGGAAAACAAGGTACAGGTAAAAATATGATGTTAGATGCTATTGGTAATATGTTAAACAAGGTACATTATATCACTTCATCTAGACCAACTGACTTCTTCGGTGAACACGCTGAAGGATTTTGTAAAAAGTTGCTAGTCAATCTTAATGAATGTGAGGGAAGAGATACGTTTGATTTTGAAGGGAAGATTAAATCATTTATTACTGAAGACACAATTGTTGTTAATCCAAAAAATGTAAGACCATTCTCAATTAAAAACATGGCAAGAACAATCATTACTACACAAAAACCTAACCCTGTTCCTATTGATGTTAAAACGAAAGACAGACGTTATGTAGTATATAAAACAACCGACGTGTATATTAAAAAATCATCTAAATTTTGGACTGAGTTATATAACCATCTACGAAAACCGCTCACAATGCAAGCATTATATCAATGGTTTATGTCAATTGAATTAACTGATTATGACTGGATTAAACGACGTCCAATTACAGATGCTTATAAGGAAATGTGTAATCTTTATAGTCCTATTGAAGCATTATTTTTTGAAGAGTTTTATGATGAAGAAAAATGGAAAGAATTAGAACTTGATGGAAACAAAGACGATACATTAATCGTTCCAAGAGCCGACTTGTATGCTATGTATGAAAGTTTCTGTAAACGGAATCGTTTCTTGAAAGATGAAACCAAAGCAACTTCATCTCGTTCATTCTTTTCTAAATTAGTTGACTTAGAACTACCATTAGATACATACAAGAAACACGGTGGTATCTATTGTTTTAAGATTGTTCCACAAGAAGTATATGACTTCATTGACAAAAAACGTTGGATACATGGATACAGAGATGATGAAGATGAAGTAGAATATGTGGATACAGGCGAAGATGCTGTCACTGGGTATTTCGATTAGGGCGGGGCATTTGGGGCAGGTTTTATGGATTTTCAGTTTCTACCAAGATTTTTTTTTGACCAACTCAAGTAAAAAAAAAAACCTTGGTCAGAAATAATTTCTCTCAAACTTGCCCCAACTGCCCCGTATTATATTATATTAAAATTAATATTTAAAGATAAATCTTACTGATATATAAGATGAATAAAGATTTAAAAATGCTCGCATACATGTTAGGCAAAATGCACGAATACCAAAGAATTCATGACGTTAAAGACCAATGTATTGTAAATACGCAATATTTGTATGATATTTTGAAATATAATACAAACCTAAATGTAAAAGTAAAATCATTCTATGTGTTGTTTAACTACGACAATGAAATCAAACATATCTGTTCAGGGCATGTATGTTTAGAAATTGATGGTGTAATAATAGAGCCTTCTTATCAATACTCAAAAATTAATGGAGCCATCTACACTAATTCGTTTAAGGAAGTAATTCCGCATTTACAAAATGATGAGTCTGTTACCAAATCACAAATTTTAACTAACAATCTATATTTCACAAAAATCGCAAACCAAATCAATAGTGGAGAGTTTATTATTTGTGGTAAAGGTCCTCATTACAATAATCAAGCGGATTATTGTCAAATTAAAGGTGTTTAGGTATTTCGGATAAGTAAGATTCAGTTTGTTTGTCTTGGTCTACATATTCTATTTTCAATAATACATTACAAGAGTCAGGAGAACCAGTGGCAGTTCCGTCTGTTTGAGAAAGTGATATTTTGAAACTTTTGATATTATCATTGGTAAGTAAGTGGATTGGATTTTCTATGTTTAAATCAAATACTTTCTTATCATTAGAGTGTAATACTGCTACAAGTGGGTCGCTATTGTCAGTTGATTTATAATTAATAGGTGATAATGAACCTTTGACTACGACATCTGCATGACCCAAAGCGGTAGAAAATACTACATTGATTTTCGCAACAGTGATGTAACACTCACGAGAAGATTGAGATAATGTTGGAATGTTTTGCCATGAGACATACCCAGCACCTATTATTGCTTGGTCATCGGATAAATACAAATATTGGCAGTTGGAATACGACATATACAATAACATAAGATAATATGTTATGGTATTTATTTATTTGAAGTATAAAGTATTATCGTCGTCATTTACTTTTAAAATCCTAAAGAAAGACTTGGCGGTCTTATACACACGAGTTTTTTTATTCACATCACTATATCGTATGACGTTATTGGTGTCTTGGATCATATCTTTTATTGTATCGTATAGCCACATAGCATTCAACTTGGTACAATCCTGTGTATGGAAGATTAACAGGATATACATTATATATATAGGTGAGATTTAATTAACTACCTAAATATTGAAATGTTAAATTGCTACGAACTCGTATCCTTGACCCAGTTAAATCACTATTAAAAGTAGCAGCACTTCCTATCTTCGCAGTTATTTCAACTTCTATATAATCATTTACTAATAAATCAAGCACACCTTCCAAAGGGCAAGTCTCGAACTCACCAAAATCATCGTTTCGTGTATAGCAATAACTATCACTACTCCAAACAGAGTTTTCAACTCCATTTTTTAAAAACAAACCCCTATAACATACTCGATCATTGATAGAAATATTTTCTGGGTGTAAAGAAGAGGAAATCCTATAATAACCCGCTCTATTAATTGTAAATCTACTATTCGTAGTTCTTGTTACTAAAGCACTTTCCAAAGTATTTGAGCTAAACTCTACTAAATGGAATGTTCCAGTCATATTTATTTGACTACCGCTATAATAGTACGCATAATTGCTTACACTTTGTAAATACTTATTACTCGCCATTGTTAAGGTGTCAGCGTCCATCGTAGCAGATGCGGTGCTTATTTCAGTAGCACTTAGATTGATACATGATATATTAGTGCTGTTTAGTGTGGTTATATTTGCTATATTGGTAATCGTGACATCTCCTTGGTCAAACGTAGCATTACCAGTTGCTGATAGTTTGAGTGCTGGAACATTAACAGAACTATTAATGTAAATACCATTTCCGTTTATGGTTGTAAATCCATTTTGATTTTGGGTCAACCAATAATCGTAATGGATTGTACTTATCCGTGCGGCACCTGTGGTCGGGTCTGTTATGAACGATATATTCCCTGTTGTTATATCTCCAGCAACTGATAAATTGGTCGCACTTACATTATTACTAATCACCTTACTTGCATTTATTTGTGAGGTGTTCGCAAACTGCATATTTAATACACCACCAATGGTTCCAAAGTCAGAGTTGAATGTGCTAAAATTACCAAAAAGTGAATCCACTTGTGTGGCTAGTGTTGATAGAGTTGCGGATTGAATGGCTGCCGATGTTTCACTTGGTGCTAATGATAGGGTGTTAAGACTGAACTGAAAGTCGCTATTAAATAACA